CGCGCCGCGGGTCGCCAGCACGTCAGCCGGCCACTGCCAGGCATTGTCGGGCGAACCGGCCATAAACCGAAGATCGTCTAGTTCGTCCTCGCGGCTGTCACTATAAGCCGTCTGCGCCACCGTGAAGCGATGGCGCATGGTGGCCAGACGGTCATCGTCCGGGTTGTCAGATACTTTGCCGGCGGCGGTTACGTCATTTGCCACAAGATTTGCCCATCTTCTTGCCATTGCCCTTGGCGGCGGCGCTGCGCTTGACGCTGTAGGCAATTGCGGCCGCTTGAGACGGTTTTTTTCCGCTCTTTACTTCAGTAGCCACGTTCTTGCGAAAGGCGTTCTTGCTGGATGACTTGACGAGGGGCATTACTTCTTCCTTGTCTTGGCGGACTGCTTGAAGGCGTCGGCCGTCGGAGCGCCCTTGGCCCCCGGCTTGCGCATCTTTTCGCCCGACCCGGCCTTGATGCGGGCCTTCTTGGCGTGGATGTTGGCGTAAAGGCCCGGCTTACTTGCCACAGTTCCATCTCCGCATGGATGCTTTAGCGCGTTCAGGGTTTTTCGACTTAGCCACAACGCCGCCCATGCGGGCGCAAAAGGACTTTTTACGCCCCTTGTCGGCTTCCGTCTTGGGGTTCGGCGCGGGAGCCTTCAGCTTGCTGCCCGTCGCAGCATTGTATTTCTGGCGTCCCTTGGCGGTCAGGCCAGCGCCCTGCTTCGTCGGCAGCTTCTCGCCGCGCCCTACGGATAGAGAGACAGATTTTGCCATCAGTATCTATAGCCTTTAGGCGTTGTTGGGGTGTAATCGGACGACGGCGTCGACATAGCCGACGCGCGGCCGTCTTTTTCGCCCATGCCAAACACGTCACGTAACGCTCCCTGCAAAACGCGCAGCCGATACTCGTTGACAGGATCGCCCGGCTTTTCCGCGACAGCCTGCCGTAGTCGCATGATTTCGCCCATCATAGTCTGCGGGTCCGACATAAACTCTTCCATATACGGCGCGTTGCGCGTATAGGCCCGCACGGCGGCGGGGTTAGCCTGCGGCGTAACATCTGCATCTGGAGCACCCAAATACAACTGGAGAGGCGAACGCCCCATAGCACCGTTATCTAAAGGCCCTAAATAAAAAGGTCTTGTAATCCCTAACTGCTCACTAGAATTGCGGTATATGTCGCCAAATATACCTGACGTAGGTTGATCGTATTTAGTGGTTTTGGGGGTTTCGCCAGCCATTATGACGCCATCCATCCAGAAGAATTTGCCCCGCCACCATAACTTAGTCGCGGTCGCCTGTCCATCGGGCGCGCTTCGCGGTGGGCCACGGGGTATGCGAACGTGACGGCGATAGCGTCGGCGGCGTCAGGTGAGGCCAGCCCGCGTGCCTTCATGTCCTTCTTGCTCTCCAGGAAGATCGTCCCCTTGCTGTCCGGCTTCATCATCGGCCCGGTCAGGTCCGACTTCAGAAACCGGTCGTTGGGGATGCTTGCCGTCTTCAGCCACTCGCGCATGGCGTGCCACATCTCGGCCCGTTTGTTCCCGAACATGATGGGCTTGGCTGACTTCTGTCCGAAGTTAACCCCCCTGATCTTGTAACGCTGCTCCTTGAGCCGGTCGACGACGCCCGCCCCCAGCCCGCCCTCGTCCACCACCACCAGCGTCGGCTTGAACTCCTCGATCACGTCGATGACCCGCCCGACCACCTCCATGGTGTCGTCGCCGCGGTAGCGCCGGATGCCGATGATGTCTCTGCCTTGCCTGATAGCGATGACGGTCGCGTCCGCCCCGAACCGCGCAGGGTCCACGCCCACCACTATCGGCGCGCTCTGGTCCTGCGATGGTGGCCGTGACTGCGCGTCCATGACCAGCGATGACGGTATGAACTGGTCATCCGATGCGTTCGGGAACGCCCCGTAGACCTCCACATGCGCCTGTGCGGAGTCGGGTCCGTATTCGTCGATGATCTGCTGATAAACGGCCTTGTCAGTTCCCTCCACGCCTCTAGCGTCAACAACCTTGTTTCGCCAGAAGTCGCGCTTGCTGTTGAAGCACTCGTAGAAATATCCTGAGTTTCGGCGGGGGTTGCTAAAAGCAAGCCAGAAACGATTAGGAGTATTCTCCGTGAAGAAACCGCTGGCCACCGCCCATATACTGTCATCTATGCCACTCGCCTCATCGAACACCAGCATGACGCCCGCGAAGTTGTGCACGCCCGCGTAACTGTCCGGGTTCTCTGCTGACCACAGCCGCCCCTCGACGCCCCAGTAGCGCGTGCCCAGTTTCAGGTCGCGCTCGACCAGTTCTGCGATCCACTTGGCCGGCAGCACCCGCGTTGCGCTCACCTCGAACCAGTGGGTGTTGAGGGACATGGACAGCCATTTGGTGATCTCGGCCCACGTCACCGAGCGAAGCTGCGCCTCACTGTTGGCGCTAACGATGGTCGTGGACCCGATCCGCGTCGTCAGCATCCATATGACCAGCCAGCTAACGAGGGCCGACTTGCCGATGCCGCGGCCAGAACTAGTGGCCATGCGGAACGTCTCAAAGTCCACCCGGCCGTTGTTAGCTTTGATATGGTCCCGCAGGTCTTGCAGCACCTCCAACTGCCAGCGCCTAGGCCCAGTAAAGTGCTCTAATGGTGTTCCGGCTTTTCCCCACGGAAAAGCGGCCCGAACAAACGCAACCGGGTCTTCTTTGATCTGTTTAGACCAAAGTGTCGCCATAAGTCGTTGTTCTTCTTCAGCACTGTAAATCGGAACTTGCATTGTCGCCCCTGTAAGGATGAAGTTTAATCTCCGCGTTCTTACGAACAATAATAGCTTCTTCTAGTGAGTCATAAAGACCTAAGCTATTTTGTTTGCCGTTAACCATTATCCGCACATGCCATTTTAAAAACTGCGTGTGCCATCTGACGCCGCGTACCCCGGACTTAGAATTACAATAAGTCTTTTTATTTTGGGCATTTTGCGCGTCGTCAACTTCGCGCAAGTTAACTATTCTGTTATCAGATGTATTGCGGTTTATGTGGTCTATATGTTTGACCGGAAACCGACCATACACATATAGCCATGCCAGCCGATGCGCTTTATATCTGATTGTATTTATTCGTATGCGAGTATAGCCTCGGCCGTCATCGCCGCCGGCTATGTTACCGGCGCGGACCCCGCGCCCCCTATCAACGAGCCAAGTAAAAACGCCCGTGTCTGGGTCATAGTTCAGTAGACTTTTCAGGGTGTCTTGCGTAAGTTGGCTCATAGCCGCCGTCCTCATTACGGTTGGTCAGGAGGCCGTCAGACGTTCCAGCGTCGGCGGCCTCTGCTTTATCTAGCACATGCCCTTCGATTACGCGAGCTTGCGCTTCCTCTAAGGCGGCAAGAATACTGATCTTTTGCTCGACTTGCACCTGAACCGACTGCGGCGCGGTCCACTTGTGCACATGCTTGAGGATGTCCAGCGCCGCTTTGGTGTCGCCCGCCAGCGCCGCTGTTCGCAGCACGTCCGCCATCTCGGCCTCGGACTCAGCGCGGCCTTTATGCTCAGCATACTCCGCTATCGGGTCCAGTTGCGTCAGATGCCGGTATTCCGTTGGCGTCAGCCCTGCGGCGTAGGCTAATGCGTCGCCCTTCAGCCCCTTCCGCGCGGCTTCGTAAATGCGCTCCAACACCGCCTCAGTCGCGGTGATTTTGCGCGGTTCATATGGAAGGCTCTCAAACGTCATAAGACCTTTTATCACAAAAAATAAGAATTAAAAAAGTTCGCATAAAAAATAAAAAAGTTTGCGTGATGGCTGCGTATTTCTTAACGGAGAGCCCAAGGCCCTGTCCCCCCGCCTCGCGCTTCCTGCCGACGCCTGTCAGCGCAATGCGACGTAACGTTATAACATTGCATGTGCCGATTGGCGGCGCGACATTCTCCCGACATCGCGCCGCCCGGCGTCGCCCGTTCTCTTCGAGCTCTGCCAGTGTAAGCGCCACTCGCCTGGCGCGCAACCATGCCCAAAGAGAACAATGGGCGAACATCATGCCGAATCGCATATGTCAGCGCGGCGCTCTAAAACCGGGCGCTTGTGCAATGGCCATGCTCATGGCTGATAGGCGGTTAGGCGGTTAGGCAAGTCGTCTGACCATTGCCCCACAGAAAAACTGTAATTTTACCATTTACTGCATTATTACACTAATCTTCTGTCAAACCTATAAATGATAACAGCCTAACAGCATATAATATTGTATTTAGGATATTTCGGCCGTCTATCCAATCACCTAACCGGCGCATATAAGTCCGGCGCAAACCGCCTAACCGCCAAAAAATTACGGTAAATCTATTGTTAAGCCAAGCTGTAATTTTTCCGAAAATTACAGCTTGGCAGTAAAAATTACGGCTTAACCGTTGCTTCAACATAAACTCGCGCCCGATTCGTGACGCGGACGCACCATTCACCACAGTTAAAGAACGTGACACTCTTAGGCGTTCTTTGCTCCACTTTTATGCTATTCGGCACGAACTGCCCAAGCGCCGACTTAACGTTAGTCATTTGACTCCAGGTAAGATAACCCGACTCGAACAAGGCATAGAGCATGGCCGCAAGATGGTCGTGCGTGGGAACAGGTTTATCAAGTATCGTCTTAAGCTGTGCCATTTGTCATGCCTCCATGTTGATACCTGAAAAATTACACCAGAAAGAAATTTTACGCAACACTGCATTTTTTCTGTTGACATGCCAACCGCTCTGCCGTAACTTATCAACATAACGAAGGAGACAGACTAATGAACGCATACACAATCTTAGAGCTAATCGTCGCCGCAATGCTCGCGGTCGTCGTCTTTATCCAAATCATCCCGGCGCTCATCTAACCAAGCACGCCGCGCGGGTCAGGCGCGGCGTGCAATCGTAACATATCAACATAGGAAAGAAGACAATGTGGGAAGGCTATAAACGCACGAAAAAAGAACGCGCAGCGGTGGACGCTGCATGGTTCAAGGTCTGTGCGCTCACGGGCCACGACTACCGGAGCGAGCGTTTTATGAAGGACGAAGCGCGCGGCTATGGCAACAGGAACGACCGCATAGGCGAGCAAGGCGCTAAAGCGCTTTGCGTCAAGTGGTATCTAAACGGCACGCAAAAACCGGAAGCCCTGCTGGCGGATTATTATTTCATCCGCCCCGCCGCGATATGGTTTACCGGTTACGGCGCGTCAAAGGCCGCAGCGCTGTCAATAGAAGACGAAGCGCTTCTAACCGCCGCCGTTGAAGCGCACGACGCGGCGTTTAAACGCATGATAGATAGCGACCGCTAAAGAAAGGCTGAGACAATGAACATCAAAGAATGGTGCGAAGCTAAATGGCAATCCAAGGGCGTGATCCATGCCGCCAATGGTAACGTATTCACAATGTCGGAAGACGGCCGCCCGCAAGTCCGCGCCGGACATACGTGGCAATATACGTCCAAGGAAACCAAGCGCCGCCAAAAAGGCTTGGCCATGTATAACCCCAAGCTAAAGGATATTATTCTCGCGGAAGCAACGCGGGAAATGCGACCTATGAAGGTTCCTGCAAAATCACGGAAAGAGGACGATAAAATTCGACCCATGCCGCACTACACTTGGCCCAAGGCCACCAAAGAGCCCGAACCCGTCAAGACGCGCCGCAAACGGGTTAGCCGCGCGCAAGCCGAACAAGCGGCGGCCATCTTGGCCAAAGTGCCGGAGAACGAGCTGACGGCCTTCCTAAGCCGCTTTGGCCTATCCGTGACCACATGCGCAGCGCTCGCGTCCATCGGGGACGTTGAGGCTATGGCGCGCGAATTTTTGAGGGCGACGCTATGAGCAACTATATCATCTATGAGCTAGACGAATTCCAACCCTGGCCCGGCCAATCCTGCTACATCTACGGGACGGCTATGCTCACGTATAAATGGGAAAAGCCCGACCCTAGCATAGGCTGGCGCGGCGGCCCGACTGACATTCGGCTACAAAGCCTCGTGATTAGCGGCGATGGTGAGTCAATGATTGTGCCGCGCGGATCGCACTTGTTCGACGCCGCTGCGGCTACTCTTGAAGCGAGCGATTATGTCGCGGCGCAATGCGTAAAGGACCACGAAAATGGAGCTTGATTGGCAACAAATCGAAACCATTCTGGAAACCCTAAACAGTCTCCCCGAGCGCACCGTAACGCAAGAGCGCCTGCGGGCGGAATTGCAAGAAGCGCACGACAACGCGGCTGAAGAATACTGGAGTTCAATATGGGCAGGATGAAAGACTATTTTGAGTTTTCTCAGCTTTTGCATTGGCTATCGGAAGAAGCCCTGCAAATCATGTTGGAAACGGAAGCGGACACTTTCCGCGCGTCCATCATAACAAACGAAATCGAGGCCCGGCATGTTAAGCCCGCATCAACAGCAGCAGACCCTGGAAATGCACGAATTGATTCGGGAAGTCGCGGCCAAGCATAACGTCTCCACTGAGTATCTGATCGGTCACACGCGGCGCACGGGCGTCGCATGGGCCCGGTTTGAGATCATGTGGCGAGCGCGCCTAGAGCTAGGCATGTCCTACAAGCTAATCGGCCGCGTCTTAGGCGGGCGCGACCACACGACCGTCATGTATGGGGTGAGACGCTATGAAGAATTCAGAAACAATGGCAATCTTGATTGCCGTCCTTATTGAGATTTTCTTGGGGGTGAAGTGATGCACTGGGAAACGCAATTCGAGGAATATGGGGCCGTCGTGCCGGACTGGCCACGGGACAAGCCCTGCTATGAGGTCAATCCGCCTCTGTGGGCATTCTGGCGGAAGATAGAGCCTGGCACAACGGAACACCCCATCTTGACAGAACAGGAAATAGTTCGGCGCTTGGATATGCTCTATTTCGGCGACGGAACTTGCAACACCGGCTGAACGCTGTTAAAAGACTTGTGACGCCTTGCGGTGTCACTTTCCTCCCCCGACTTGAGGCCCCGCGCGAGCGGGGTTTTCTTTTATGACGCAGGCCGAGTTCGAACGGCGCCTGAAGGCGCTTCAGCAAGAGGTAACGGAAGCTTACCTGAAGGGTTACAGCGAGGCGCGCGACCGCGCCCAGTGGAACCTCAACGCCGCCTACGCCGAGAACGAACGGCTGAGACTCGCACTGGAATCGGCGTTGGTTGACATAGCCAAATTAACAGCGCCTCAAGAAAAAATCTGACCATGGCCCAGGCCCTCTATCAAGCGTCCGGCCTGCGCATGATTATTTCCGTTTGGAGCGGATATAGGTGAGATAGTCGAGCAGTTCAGTCTCTTCTTCGGCACTGAGATTGTCGATCGAGAAGGTCGCGGCTCTACCGTGCTTTTCACCGTCGACACGGCTCGACGCGGGCACGATGTACCCCGCGCGCTCCATCAGCGTTTCGTAGGCGACGCCCAAGGCGGTCGATAGCGCGTACAGCACATGCGGCGACGGTTTCGTAACCTTGCCGCTCTCCAACTGGCTCAGATACGCGTTCGAGATCTCCTTACCCGTGGCTTCTTCAACCTCGCGCAGCGACATCCGCATGTCCTGGCGGGCCTTCTTCAGAAACGGTCCGAGTGAAGGGTTGGCATGCGTCTCCATGGGTTTGTCATCGGGCATCGATGCTCCTCTGATTGTGCCTGCCGGACGCAGAGTCCGACCGAATAGTTATGGGCCGATCTTGGGCCTCTTGGTGGGCCCTGCAAAGCCGTTCCACCGTCTCCGGCGGACATTCATCGTCTCCCGGCGTCGAAGCCCAGTCAAGGTATTCGTTGGCGGCCTCAGTCAATTCGACCAGAACCGGCATGACGATAGAGTAAAGATCAACCCTTGATTCCGACGACATTTGGCGCGTCCCTTCCTTCGCCCGTGATCCGCGCAAGCTCGCGCCTTACATCCGAACGGGTCCAGTCGCGCAGGGCCGGGCGCACGAAGCAGTGCTTTTTGGACTTATAGTCGGACGAATAGCAGAGCCCCTTATCAATCCATCCGGCCTCTTTCAGGGCATGGAACAGCGCCGGCTGAACAACCTTAACGGAACCGTTGGTGGCGTCGGTCATGTCCTTGACGATCTTGTGCCAGGGGCCGGCGATAATATCGACGTTGAACGGCGCATGGCCGGCCTCGATCTCATGAAAGATGTAACCCTCGGCGTTGCTCATGCCAACATAGATAAGCTTCTGCTTGTAATCGGTCATGGGAGGCATGGCCTGGGGGCCGAACTTGGACACGTCGCGGGCGCGCAGCCAGCCCGCCACGGCCTCGAACCCGCCGGCCTTATACCAACGCCAGAGCGCGTCGGCGGCGGCGTGGGTCATCTTGGGGGCCTCGGACCAGACGCAGAACCAGCGCCGATCATCCGAGTCGAGCGTGATCGGCATGTCTTCGTTCGTAAACGCCAGCATGAAAATGCGATTGACCATATCGTAGGGGTGAAGCCCCTTGCGGTTGATGGACAGCATCTCGGGGGGCGCGGCAATGATCGGCTTGAGCCGATTCGCTAGGGTGCGCCGGTCGCGCGCGTCAGGCTCCTTCAGTTCGTTCAAGACGACAATCTCGGCCTCTAACTGGTAGCCCCATTGGCTCGTGAGGCTGTCATTGTCGATCAAGCCCTTGTTCTTCTCATGTGGCCCGCAGACGGACCAGATGAAGGGAGCCCACATCGTATCCTTGCCGCACCCGCCCTTACCGCCATGCAAGACCGCGTGATTGATCTTGATGCGGGGGTTCTGGACCTTGAACGCCATGACATCGAGAATGTGCGCTAGCTCGGCCGGTTCCGGCACCAGCCGGCGGCAGTGGTCGAGCCACGGCGTCACGTCGCCGCCGCCCGTCACCTGGGGCCGCGCGTCGCGCCAGAGGTTGCCATAGACTAGGCCGTCCTTCTGCACCAGCCAATCCTCGCCGGCGGCGTAGGTCAGACCCTTGAGCGCGTAAGCGCCGCGAGCCTCGCGCTGCTCGTCGAACCAGTGTGACGCCTCGACGCGTCGGGCCTTGCCATTCGGCCCCATGGACGTGCATTCGACATGGCGGAACAGGGCGTTGAACGCCTTGCGGCTGATCTCGCTGCACGTCACTTGGTCGAAGTAAGCGTCATCGTCGATGATATAGGCAAAGCGGCCATGCCACTCGGCGCGGCCCTCGCGCCCGGCCTGCTTGGCCTCCGTTTCGGCAATGCGCGCCGCCCCTTCATCAGGAAACGCCGCCGTGGGCGTGAGCTTGTCAAGCCTGCTCGTATAGTCCGCAATCAAGTCATCGCGGAAGCCGGGTTTCACGCGCGGGCCGCCCTGCTCGGCCACCCAATCGCAAAAAAATTTACTGTCGAGATCTTCGCAATGACCATGGTAGCAACAGAACGAACGGTCTAATGGACGATATCTAGCTTCAATCTGTCCATCCGTATGGGCTTCGTGATTCGGGCAGACGACGCCGCACCACCCTTCGGCGTTTACGTTGGACGTAACAAGTCCCTGCTCGTTGAGCCACGCCAGCACCGTGTCATTGCCGGTGTCTTTTACGCGGAATGTAATCCGCTTGGCCGTGCCGATCTCATCGGGCGTGACGCCGAATGCTTCTACCAATTCGGCAAGCGTGTATTCGACGCCAGGGTTAAATTCCACCTCACGGCAAACGAAGGCATCGCGCCCAGGCTTCTGATTTACGGAACCCGGAAGCCGGCAGTTGCGCACGGCGTTGGTCGCGCCCCGGTCGGTGTAGTCCGCCGCGGCTAACGCGCTAACGAGCGCCGCATGCTCCTCGACGGTCGGCTGGTCGCTGTAGGCATACCAATATTGGAAACTGTCCGGGCTCGTTTCGACGATGGCCGTCGGCTTGATCGGCGGCGTCTTTACGACGACCTCGACACCATCGTAAATTTTGGTGGTTCCTATATCGTCGATCATCAGAAATAGGACATGCGTGCAGTTAGCGACGCTGGCCGACGGGCGCTTCAGGTCGAGCCGGTCGAGGATGAATGAACCCGTGTTCAGGAACCAGCTTTCGCCTTCCTTGCGCCGTTGCGACGGCATGTAAGCCGGCCACGTATATTTCGGTTTTCCGTCCGCGTGAAACTTCCCGGTGTTGATCTGTTTAACGATCAGCGCCGTCTCGCCCTTCGGCGCAAGGCCGGTAAAATAGTCAAAGAGTGTCATTTTTCCTCACAGAATATGCCGCAGTCTATCTGCATGTTTTTAAGCGGACGGCCCTTAGCGTCTTCTGGCAATTCATCCAAAAATACGCGCCGCCCTTTGTATCGTACCAGTTTCGCGCCCAACGCTCGCGATTGTGCAGCGCGGTCGGCGTAAACATCAGGAAACTCTTTACGCACTAAAGACCAGTAAGTTGGCGACGTAGCTTTGACGCAACCAATACAGTTGGCGTTTGGGAAGCCCTTGCCATATACACGCGGCGGCTCAATTCCAGCCGCCAATATCATGTCAAGACAATCCTGTTTTGTCAGCTTCGCGTCGATTAGCACAGGCAGCACATTGCTGCGTTCGGACATGACAAACCGATCAAACCGATTGCGCTCATCGACCGTAAAACCCAAAACATGCCAGTCTGCTTTATTGGTTTGTTCCCACTCTTGGCGCGCACGTTTTTTGAGTTCTATGGTGCAGGGAGCGCCTAATGGCCCCGACATAAAAGATCGTTGCGCCCATACATCGCGCGCGGAGCATGACGGATATTTGCTGTTGACAGCACGCTCAATCTTGACATTAAGCCACGATTCGACATCGCGCAGAAAACGCACATTGTCGGCGTCTTCTTCCGCAACGGGGTTGTTTACGACACGAACGTCGGCGTATTTTTCAAGTGTCAGTTTAGCCGCTACTGCGCTCGCAGCGCCGCAAGAGAACCAGACCGCAATCATTTGCCATACCTCTCCATCACGCTCGCTTCTACGTCGAGCGGTAGCCCCTCGGCCCATGTGGGCGGCGTCGTCATTACTTGTTCAAGCGCAGCCTTCGCATCGTCAGGCGCATCAGTTTCAAGAACAATCTCATCGTGAACATGCAGCACAACGTCAGGCAGACGGCGCAGAGCCTCACGTAAAAGGTCATGGGCGGTCGCCTGGGTGACGTTCTCACAGGCCAGACCGCGCCAAAGCCTGCCACGCGGCCACTCGTTAGCGTCCGCCGCAGGCTTCCAAGCCGCCTTGGAATAGGTGATAGAACCATCTTCCTCGAACTTGGCGTTGGGGTAGCATAGCACGCGGCCGGAAGGCAGAGCATACCAAAGATGGAGCCCATCGTAGTAGTAGGAAATCCGACCGGCCTTGAATATCTTTCCTTGATTCCTGACCGCCCTTGTGTATGCCACCTCAAGATCGGACCAGAACGGCACAGCCCAAGGATTAGCGACACGCCAAGCGTCCACCATGCGCCGCGCCTGCACCTCCGGTAAGTGGACATTGTATACCCGGCCCATCGCCGCGAAGGCCCCCACGCCGCCACCGAACCCGCAGGCAAGCTCTTGAACTTTCCCGATTTGGCGGGCGTCTGACTTGCCTTTGGTTTCGTATTCGTCAGCTATATCTTGGTAGCTACGCCCGAACGTCTTCGCGCCGTTGACGATGTAGGGGTCCAGCCCGTCGCGGAACTGTTGTAACTTATCCTCACCACGGCTGGACAGCCACGGGTTGACGCGGCCTTCGATGGCGGACCAGTCGGCGACGACGAACTTCTTACCAGACGACGGGATCAGGGCGGGCCGTAGCATACCCCGCAGAACGTCTGTAACCCGCCGTCCGAACTGAGGCACGATGGAGTGCCCTCGGACCATCGCGTGCCGCACGGCCGCCGGGTCTTCGGCGCACTTACGTGTGAAGTTGTGGACTTGAGCGCCATAGGAAGAGGCGCGGCCGGTGGCGCTGCCGCCAGCGAAAACGAAAGCCCCTCGGACACGATGATCATCGCCAGCAAGCTTGGCGAGACGATCAAACTTAGCAACAGAAGACGCCCAAAGATCATCTGCACACTGAATGACTTCTCTGACATCGGGGGGCACCTGTTCGGGGTCGTCTACAGCAAGGAGATTCGCCCGCGCGGTTTTGTCAATAGAGAACTTGTCGTCGCGCTCCATCAGCTTCAGCGCCTCGGGGCCGAGCCGGTCCTGCACCCATAGGCGCATCTTGGGGCTGCGAACGGACAGGATCTCGCCCCGCGTCAGCGTCCGCACCGTCTCCTGTATCTCGGCCAGTTCGTCGGCGGCATACTTGACCGCCGCTTGGCAGAGCGGCACATCCACCAAGACGCCCCGGTCGTTGATCCGTTCGTTGACGTGGTAATCCTCCAGTTCTTCCGGCGTCAGTTCGCGCATGGCCTGACTGACGGCCCGCATGGTGCGCACGTCCTGTTCGCAATATTCGATCAGTTCCGGAATAAGATCATCTTTATAAGGTGGGATACAGCAAGCCCGCACAAGAGCAGCGCCACGATGATCCTTGCGCATATTCGTTCCAGCAAAGCGACCAACATCTTCAAGGCTCCCTGGCGCACAGTTGGCGCGGGCTTGCGCCGCCGTGCAGTAGAATTGTTCCAACGGAATCGGCTGCTTCAGCACATGCCAGAAGATCAGCCGCTCGAACGCCGCGTTGTGAGCGCGTATCTGCCCTTTGATCTCGAGGAATGGTTCGCCCGGTCGCCATGTCTTAACCAGCCCGTCATCGACGGCGTAAGACATGCAGATCACTTCAGTGGACGGATGACGGGCGTAGTTGTAAACGCCCGCCGACTTTAGATCGCACTCTGATCTAGTCTCGAAATCCAGCCAGATCATTTTGTTTCATCCAGCACGGCGCGGGCGATGCCGGTGAAAGCGCCAACACGACTTGTCAGCGCGGGCTTGCAATTCTCAGGGTTGGCGTAAAACTCCAGCGCCTCGCGCAGCTTGGTTATGCGGTCATTTACGTCTATGCGATACGCCGCAAATTCATCACGGCGCTCTTGCATTTCTTCCGTAAGCTCTCTCACGCGCTCCCGCTCGGCGGCGAGTTCGGCGCGGCACTCCATCAGCTTTTTGTAGTTGTCGTCCGCGTTGCCTTGTGCGGCGGCGAGTTCGTCGCGGAGTTCGTCGCGGAAGGCGGCTATCGCGTCACGATCCTCCATCGCCTCGCGGCACTCTGTCTCATTCTTTTCGGCCCGCTCCCGCTCGGCGGCAAGTTCGGCGCTTGTCTTTCCGTGCTGTTCGCGCTCAAAATCCACCTGTTCGTTGGCTTCGTCGCGCTGTTTTATGGCGGCGGCGAGTTCGGCTTCCGCCTTGCTTGCCCGCTTTGTCGCTTCCAACATGCAACCAAGCCTATCGTCCGCTTTATGTTTCATTGTGGCGAGTTCGGCTTGTAGAGCACAGAAGACTTCGGCACTCTCCTTCCTTGCAGCGGCGAGTTCGGCTTCTAGCTGCTCGATGCGGTCGGCGGCTTCCTGTCGGGCAACATACTCAATCGGCTTAAACTCTCGCAGCCGCTTCACGATGTCGTCACTCATATCCGCATCCCCACTTGTCTCAGTATCTCCGCGCTGCGCGCATCGGCGGCGCGATGCCCACCAGGCGTGTTCTTTTGGGCGGCGGTATAGCGGCCGAACCGCACGCCGATCCGCGCGGCGCGTTTCTTTACGCGCTCATGCGGCAAACCCAACCGCTCAGCAGTCTCTCGGCTGCTCAACCGCGACGCAGCCAAGCGTCTTATCTGCTCGTCCATCTCTGGTTCCCAGACTATTTTTCGCATGTCGAGTCGTCCAATTGTTTAGTCTTTTACATTCCACGCAGCCGCTGTTCGCAACGTAACGCTCCCGGCCATGACAGCGCGAGCACTCGCGGCCAAGATACCGCCGCGCGCCGTATGAGATAGATGCAAATCTAGGAGGCACAGGGAACGTCGGCGGTAGAGCTACCCGCGCGTCGGGGCGCATCGCCTCTATCTTCTGATACGCATACAGGACCGTTGTGTGATCGCGCTTGAACATCAGCCCAATCTCAGCCAGCGACCGCGAGGTTTCCGCCCGCGCCCGCCACATGGCGTATTGACGCAACTTGGTAATGCGCAACGTTCGATCATCCGCCAAGATCTGCGCGACCGTGTAGCCGCCTCGCGCGGCCTCTTCCTTGATGATGTCGAGGATTTTCATTTAAAAAAGCGGGGGCTTGCGCCCCCACTCTCCCTATTATCAGCCACGACGACGACGGCCGGTGTCAGCGACCGCATCCGCCGGAGCGTCTGCGGGCTCGCCTTCCAACGAAACCCAGTCGATGATGTCGAACACCGGCGTATACACACGACCGTAGCTCTTGTGCTGATAATACTCGGAACCCAGCTTCAGAATCGCCACGGGCGCATCCTGATTCTGCTCCACCTGATCGGCAACCTTCATGGCAAGCTGGTGCATCGCGCGCTTACCGCCCACGGATGTGACCGTGTAACGCGCCTCGACGCCCTTATCCTCGCCAGAAAGGCACTTGACGCTCATGCCGATCTGCGGCTCCCACCCACGCTTAGCGCCAGGCGGCGGCACGTCCAGTTCGGGAAGCGGCTCCGTAATGGACACCATCTTCTCGCCAAGCACCTCGCCCTCTCCCCACGCAATGAAACCGTGGACGAACGAGAACGGATTGACCGCCCAACGCCCTTCCTTGTCGATCTCAGTCTGGTCCGCGCCGTAGACCCAGTGGCCGGTCTTGTCCATCTTAAGGATGACCGAACCGACACCCGCGTCCACGTCGAGGCTGCGCAGCGACGCCGCAAGCGACGTAGCGGTGGGGAGATTGGCGTTACCGAACTTCACGATATTAGACATTTACTTTACCTCAAGTTTAGAGAAGGCAGAACGGATGTCCTTGCCTATTGTCAGGACCGCCGGTCGGGGATCGCTCTCCGGTGCGATGGTCTGACCTGATGAGATCGCAACCACTAAGTCTTTCGGCAGTTCGAGCTTGTGCTTCTTCAGCACCTTCTCGACTTGGGCCGGCGACTTGAGTTCAGTTACAATCAATTCCTCGGTATCCAGTCCCATTTCTGTAAGAGCTTCTCGCGCTCCTTCAGCATCCACCCATTGTCTGCGGGCGGCTTTGGGGA